TACGCTTCTAAATGACGTTGTGACCCCTAACGGGGTCACCCGCCAATCCAAAACTCTAATTAAGGAGAATACGCACACTAAGGTGGCGTAGTATGGGTCATGTGTATAAATGACACAAAGGGTTCCATGGAATCTCACACCATAAATGACAGCACAAAGAAGTAGAAAATTCGTCTTTACACTAAACAACTACACCGATGAGCATCAACGATTGCTCCGCGAAGCTGGATTCAGATATATCATCTGGGGAAGAGAGGTGGCACCAACTACAGAAACCAGGCACTTGCAAGGCTACGTATATCTACGATCTGCATCCACCATGTCCACAATGCGCCGTAAGATATGTGGAGCGCATATCGAAATCGCCAGAGGATCAAACAAACAGTGTATTGACTACTGCAAAAAAGATGGCGACTTCGAGGAGCACGGAGAACCACCTCGAGACAGAGAAGACGGCGGCGACGATGAAAAGAAGAGGTGGGCTGAGGCGTGGGAAAAAGCAAAAGAAGGAGATATCGAATCCGTGCCAGCAGATATTAGGATCCGATGCTATTCAACTCTCAAGCGTATCAGACGAGACTTCGAGCCAAGTATCAAACCAATGGACCACACTGCCGGAGTATGGATCCATGGAGAAGCAGGAACAGGAAAAACCAGAGCCGTTTTCGAAACGTATCCGGAATGTTATCCAAAAGCAATTAACAAGTGGTGGTGCGGCTACCAAGGGGAAGAAGTCGTGCTTATTGACGACATCGACAAGTCCCATGCGACCTGGATCGCCAATTTCCTCAAAATCTGGGGCGATAGGTACCCTTTCATTGGAGAAGAGAAAGGCGGGTCAGGTAAGATCAGACCGAAGAAGGTCATTATCACCTCTCAGTATTCTATCGAGGACATCTGGGGAGATGCTGAAACTAGAGCCGCTCTAGTTAGGAGATATGTAGTTATCCATAAGGAAAAAGATCAAAATATAATCATTTAAAAACTAAGCATATCTAAGCGGTTTGACACTCAAACCTACACAAAGGGTCAGTGGTAATAATAGGCACTGACCTTAAGTCTCCCGACATGAGCGACAAACCATATTATTAAAAAGCTATGGTATACGGACGAATCGCATTAGCAGCGGGTCGTTATATTGCAAAGAAGTTTGTCAGAGGAGGTGGTCATCACGCAGCAGCAGCAGCAGCTTCAGCTTACGGACTTTACAGAAATACTAGGGCATCTAAAAGACCACATCCAGGAGGAGGAGGTGGAGGTTCAACAGAAGAACAACCAAACAAAAAACGAAAAATGGGAAAACCCAGAGGAAAGAAACAACGTCGTAAACGAGTCAAAAAGTTCAAAAAAAAACAAAAGGCCTCAAAAGTTATTGAAGCTGCAGGTTACAATGGCTATGCAACTTACAGCTCTATGATCTACAAGAAACCTCGACTTGCAAAAACATTAACATTTTCAAAACAACCAATAACTTATGAACAACTACAGCCATGGAGTTGTGCAACAACCTCAGCCGCAGATCAAGGAAAGAACATTATTGCTAACATAAACTCCGACGCAAGTAAAGGCATAGCTCAACCAAATCAACTACTCGAATTGTATGAACGACATGCAAAGATGCGAAATGCTACAGCTGGTGCCTGGATCGGATTAGATGCCGACCACGCTAATGCAGCACATAACTCGATATATCTATCCAAAGTTGCAGTTCAATACACCTTCACTAATCAAGCTCCTACATCTACAGAATGCGAACTATTTATTGTACAACGTAAAATATCGTTAAGAACATTCGTTGCCGGACTAGCCGTAAATGATTGGACAAACGGTTTAACAAAGGAACAGGCCGATGGTTCCACTAATCTACCGTCCTTCTTGTCTAACGATCCCACGTCATCCAAGCAGTTTAATATGAATTGGAGAATAGTAAAGAGAATAAGGTGTAAGCTTGAACCAGGTCAAGAAGCAAAACACACACATATATTTACACCAAGACGAATATTAGACACAGGACATCTACAAAACTATGCTGGAGGAATAAATGGAATATCCCATGAATCATTTATCGTATGCAAAGGACCAGTCGCAGACTCAACAAACACATTCGCCGCAGGATCTATATCAACGGCTCGAGTCAAAATTGTAGGTATTCAAAAAATTACTTATACTGCATATGCAGTTCAAAATTTTCCACGAATTGTTTACCAGACCAGTGACGTTACTACAGGTAACGGTTCATTATTCAGCATCGCAGATGCTGCTGGAACAGTAGTTAATACAGAAATAACAACTAATTATGCTTAATAAAAAATATTTTTGAAAACTATTCTCAATGCCTCTGCCAGGAGTCGAACGTGTAGCATAATATATTAAAGACGAAAGAACCCCCAACAGCGCCATTGAGGATAGCTGTAAATTAAATTGGGATGGGGGCAAGCGCTTTCTTCGTACGCTTCTAAATGACGTTGTGACCCCTAACGGGGTCACCCGCCAATCCAAAACTCTAATTAAGGAGAATACGCACACTAAGGTGGCGTAGTATGGGTCATGTGTATAAATGACACAAAGG